ATCTCTCCAGTGTTTCTGCATCATAGTGACCCATGTACTGCTCAAGATCTGATAACCATCGATCTTCAGTTTGCTGCCTAATACCAATTTGCTCTTGTGCTAGACGTGTTAAACGCCAACCCAGTGCCTGTATCAGCTCGCCTGATTCTTCTTCTGCGTTATGTTCGAGTTCGTACTCGTCATCTACTTGTTGCATTTGCATCGTATGTCTCCCGACATTCGTTAAAATATTAGAGTCTCATTGGTGAGACTGTTAGTAACCGGTAATAGAGTCGCCTGTAAATGTTTCGATATGTTTAAAATTAGCTTTTCGTGGTGACACAATGGCACTAAATAACTCTGCTAACACCCAGATCCAGGCATCAGCTCTATTGGGTGATCCACCGCCTAAATAACCGGTTGTAGTAAATGAACACAGTTCGTCTTCTAATTCTGGAAAATAACCACCATGACAGACTTTTCCTTGCTCATAGAGTGCTGAGATAGGTTCAGCTCTGATATGTTTGCCACGCGTTGCTGTGACAGCTTTGTAAGGTGTTCTTGACCTAGCAGTTTGGATTGTATGTCTAACCATATCCCCACCATAGTTAGCCTCGCCTACTACACAATCAGCAGCATGACGATCATAAGCTGTTGTTGCTATTCTTCCCCAAGTTGCCGGTCCTGCCGTCACTGTACAATCTTCTAGCAAGTATGCTTTACCATCTGTACCCAAGGCTCCGACTACAATACCAATAGCATCATTCTCTTTGTTATCAGTTTCACCGGCACCTGATGGATCTACACCCACAATGACACGGATAAATTCAGGATAACCAGAATCAATGACTCTATTCTCGTCAATGTTCTCAAAGGTGAATAGAGCGTTAGGTGTAGCATCACTAAACTCACCAAGCAGGAATCTTCTCTTTAATCTTGGTGCCAGGCTGTTGAGTGTGGCTAAGTAAGTTGTCGATAAATTTTCCGTGTTATCAGCTGGATTAATCTTGAAGCTGGCATAATCATTTGGCATTTCTAAAGGCTTCTTACTGTCTGGATCTCGCTTTTCAATAAACCGTTTGTATGACCAATGCGCTTTCGATGGTGGATTAAGATCGTAATAACATCTAGGCTTAAGATCTGAGCTAGCTGTGCCAATCATTTGTGTTGATTTTTGAGCTAATCGTGTAATTGATATATCAATAGACGATAAAGGTATCTGTGAGGCCTCGTTGTAGTAGATTGTTGCAAACTCCATTCCTAATATCTTCTCGGTACGCTCCTTATCATCTAGTCCACCAAACCAGATCTGACTACCATTATCAAACTGTGCGTAAAAGTCAGTCTTGTTGAGCGAATAAGAAACGCCTGGATAAGCTATCTGCATCACCTTTGGAAAAGTGTCCATAATCACCGAGGCTTTAATAGCGTTAAACCTAAACCTAAAGATAGCGTGACGTGAGTTAGCAGCTTTCAATGCTCTAAAGACAACATTGCGCGTCAATAAGAATGTCTTACCTGATCGACTACCTCCAAATAAACAGATATGCGTTGCAGGCCCAGCTAACACTTCCTGTGCTTCCATTTGCTTAGATGTGAGCTTAAAGCTCAAAGCAGTGCGTCCAGAGCAGATGCTATGATTTGTACATTTCCTGTAACTGCAACTTTTTCAGTATAAAGACCAGCCGCTTTCCCACGATTTGTTTCAGCTGTAACAGCAGGACCATAGTTTTCTGCTTCTTCTGCTTTTTTGCTTAGATGTTCAAGCCTAGCTAGATGTGCTTCAAGTGTTAAGCCAACCTTTTCAATGATAGGTTTGCGTAATTCATCCACCCTTGATATTACGTTGGGGTCTGACATTAACTTAGATGCAGATTGATGTATAGATTCTTGCTTAGTATTTGCTCTAACTTTATAAGCACGTCGATAAGCATCGCTTTGGCTTTCACCCGATGCAACTGTTTGTGCAAACAATTCTTGTTGTGGAGTTAATGTCGTCATAACACTATATCTAATAAAATCATAGCTCTATTATACTATATCTAATGTTTATGCAATATAAGCACTTTCTACTAAATTTATTTACCTTATTTATTAAATAATGCTTTACGTTATGCATTACATGTGATTTAATAGCTTCACGGTTTCAACTTCTGAAGCCATTAAAAGGAAACTAAAATGATTAAAGTAATTGGAAACCAGAAACCCCACTTTATAGCGCCAGTCATCTTAAGCAAAGATAGCTATCGTTACCACTTGCCGATTTATTCGTTAAAACCATCTTCAGATGATGAAGTTGTTATGTGGACTGAAGGAGCTGTTCAATCGGACGGATACGAAGCTGGGACGCATGATGGACTACGTGACGGGGCATTGTCTGCTAAAACAGACATGAGTAAAAATTATGTCTACTATTGCCTTTTAAGCGATTGGATCGCTGATGGCAGATCACTACAACTATAAAGAGAAACTAAAATGACAACTGCACTTAGATATTTAGCGAAACTGCAAGACAGAGAAGATTTTCAATACCTAATTGGTGTATTTGATGATGATTCTGGATGCTCTGTGAAGATGTTTATAAATGATAATAACTCAGCCGAAAAAATTATATTTTTTGATGACCAAGTTGTATCTGTAGAAAAATTTACAACTAAAGTAGATTTTAAGAATCTAATAAACTGGGAATTGAATTCAAAACTAGAAATTAAGAATCTTTTAGATAAATTAATAGATGATTCTTTAGATAAATCAGGGGAATAAGATGGCAACATTAAAAATGGCAATACTCATAAACGACCAAGGCTGTCACTTTGACAAAATTGAACTAAGCAGTATGAAAAAGATTAAGGAGTGGGCTAGAGGACGCGGAGGCGCTTACATACTTGATGTAGATAGCGTTTATAACATCATGAATGGACTCGATGAGTCTGTGCAATTTAGCGTTAAAAATAACCGTTTTTATAAAAAACTAAGATGAATAACCCTGGCGCTTTACTTGCCTCACTCCGCAAAACCGAGACAAAGAAATGCTCAGTCTGCGGGGTTGAGTTCACTGGTCTTATCAAAAAGATCATCTGCAACAAATGTCTAAACAGAGCTAGAGCCGCAAAGTTTAGAAATAAAAATACTCAATAACCAACAGCCCCTTAACTGGGGCTTTTCTTTGTCAGGCAAAAAATATATCTAATTAATATTTTAAAAAATAGATAGAAAATTACATTAAGTAAGTTGGCCGAATTCGGTTATAACTTAACCGATTCGGTTGATACGAACTCTCATCGGCTTTAAACTTAGCTATTTTTTTTCTATTCTTATTAGTCGTTTTAAGCGCCATTAGAAATATCCACTGTCATCGTCGTCCCATAAATCTTCAAACACTTTTAGTGCGTACTTAACAAGCATACCGGTAATGCCGATAACTCCGATTGATAGCGCGATTAATCCGGCTAGTAGCTGCATATCCATTCCTTACCTCTGATGTTTTATTTTTAAGCCATTGTTGATGTATCGCCTTTCACCGCAATTTTTTCCATAACACCATTTCTGATTCATGCTGTACAACATCATCCAGTTGTCATGTTCACATTTCTTAAATTTCTTTGGCACGTTAAATAGGTTTACTGGACCAAAGGTGATCATAGGCCACTCAATCATGCTAACTCGTCCTCTGCTTTCATTGCCTTGTAACGTTCAAGTGTGTCTATGGCTTCCTGCACGTCTTGTTCTTCATCTTTTACACCTCGCTTACCAGCACACAGCAGTTTCTTGATAGCATGTTGAATACACGGATCAGTTACTTCCCATTCTTTGAGTATGCGATAAACATCCATACCGTCTAGGTGAGAGGTATCTTTGTAATAATGACTATGCTTCATATGATCTCCTCAAATGCCATACGCCTTGCTTCCATATTGCTTTTCTTTTGATCGATAACTAGCACTCTTACCCTAGCCATATATTCATCTTCCTGTTGTTCGCTTACTGACTTGTTATTCATTTTTGCCCATTTGTATAGTAGCTCTACGTCCCACTCAACTTCCTCCATCTATTTCACCTGCTCCCATATATCCTGCAATAAAAAATAGCCATGTGAACTCAAAGCCTTCAACATCAGTCATTACCCAAGGGAATATTGTCCAATCTTATAATTTTAGAAAACCCCAATAGATCATTGCGCTGCTCTTCCTATGTTTTCTTTCAACAATTTCTTTGCGTGTTTAGTCACTTTTAATCGATCAATTCCAGCCCATCGAACTCTATTGGGTATAGATGAAATATAACCTTTAAGGAAGGTTATGCGATCACAGTCATCAGGTCTAAATGTTCCTATTTGATTGATGTATTCAATCTCAGATTCAGTTGTCCAGGCTACAGCTTCTTTTTCTTTTTTTTCCGGTAACATCAGCATCCCCACCAAGTTGAGTAAATTACATAAATCATAAATAAAACTGTTGCGTAGAACGGTAGAACAAACCAATCAATCATTTTCTAATCTCTCTTACTGTGATGCCGTACTTATCAAGCATTAGTTTTCGTTTAATAATAAATTCGGGTGTTGATTTACCGCCCTTAACATCTTCAACTATCAAGTTTCCATTTTCTATGTATTCAAAGTCAGCCAAGTAATGACAGGCTCGCTCCATTGTTCCATCTGATCTCCTTTGCTTGGGTATCAGTTCATATTTAGATTGCAGTTTTAGTTCAGATATAACTCCAGCATTTCTTAATACATGTAACTCTACATAACGCTTGGCTTCTGCTTTACTGGCAAACTCATGCCCATTGATGAGCGTCTTGCAGTTTTTATACTTTGAGTAAGCCATGCTCTATCCAATAGTTCTGTGTTCTTTCCACACCCTGCCTATGTGCCAGTTCTGCATAGTCCTTATCAAATAGCCGTGTCCTTCTATCTATCTCGTCATGGCAGCTGCTACAGCAAAATGCACCATGTATGTCATGTTTTTTCAATGCCATACCACCACCACCTAAATGAGCCAATACCACTGTTTCCGGATTAAAATTACATATGCCAGGTAATCTAACTAAGCAGTTTTGCCCTCTAGCGCTATCTCGTAATTTACTCATAACCCATAGACTCATATTGTCTTTTTGACATAGGCACTTTGACACCTCGATCTGCTGCAACTGACTCTAAAAAAGCCATCCATTCTGGCCACTCATCTTTTTTAAACTCCCTTGTTTTATGTCCTAACATAACCATTCCT